CTTTTATTGGTTTGTATACTTCTGCCATATATCCATTATACCCCACTCCCCTATAAATACAATAAAAATGACCCGGCAACGTTTGGACGCGTTGCCGGGTCGGGGATTGTGCGGCTCGTAAGTTGCTGTTTGGTTTGGCCGAAGCCGCTACCAAGTTTGGTGGTCGACATTGAGCGGCCAACTATCCTTTTTTATTTTACCATAATCGGCGCACAAGTGGATACTCCAACTGGTACCGCCCCAACCAGTGAGCAAAAACCGGTCACAAGGAAACTACGAGCAAGTAAAAACCTTGCGAGGCCGAGTGGCCCGGGGCCTTTGAATTGAAGTACCCGCGTGTGCGCCACTAGGGCGCAAAGTCCGGGTCAATAAGCGGACAATCTGACGTGCATATTATTTTGTCAAAGTCCCCTTCCGTTTGTGGTGTTGTCGTCGGTGTTGTCGTCGCTTTCGTTTCCTCACCTACAATTTCCACCGGTTGCATTATCGGTGCTTTTGCTTCTTGGGCTTTCAAAAAGAAACCAAGGGCAATGAGCAATACTGCGATTGTTAGTGCAAGTTTGATACGTCTTTAAGTAAGTGGTAATCACTTACCGGCAAACGGTTTGTTGGCCTCGCCTTTGTTAGCGAAGTAAAACGTAAATGTCATGCCGGCCAACACCATGAATTGCTCACCGGTAATGTGGCCCGTGAAAAGAGCGGCTACAACGGCAAGCGCGACCAGTATAAATACTATTTTGCTTGCGCTACCCATGAGGGTTGTAAAGCTGTTCCCGTCCGTGGCTTCGACGCTTTTTACGGGTGCGTCTGTACCCCTTTCGTCTGTTGTCATAGTTTTTTAATCTTAAATTGGTTGGCAAGTAAACCTTCGTGTTTGCCCGCCTTCCTCAATACTAATAATAACATTTTTCGGCTCGACCGGTGCCGGTGGTTGTGTTTGAGCATTGCGCTGTTTTTCAAGCTCTGCCACTACCATTGCCCTTTGCACTTCAAGGTCCGTCTTGTAGCTCGTAATGTCTTTGTGGGTCAATATATTGTGACCACCAAAGCGTTTGCCGGTTGCCGGCTCAATCTTGTTGAGAATAAACCAAGCACACATTTTTACTTGGTCCGGTGTATATAATTTTTCCCAACTCTCAAGTATCCCGTCGCGGTCAATATCGTACCCCGACGCAAACTCGAGGCCCAATGTGTACCGGTTTGGATTTTTAAGCGTTCCGTCTGTGTTCTTTGGCAATACTGCCAATGCTCGAGGTGACGGGTTGCTTACCGCGCCGGCATGCCACGTCCCTTTGTCGAAGGGTGCCAATTGCGTAATTTCGCTCGCTACGCGCCCAAAAACGGCATGTGCCGAGCTATACGAAGCCACACCAGTACGTCGCTTCCTTTCCTCGGGTGACATCATTAACCACTCTACCGCGCCGGCATACGCGCCAAGGGTGGTGTGCAATACTATTGCCTCAATGTCGCCCCAAAGGTCGTATTGGTTTGGTGTGTTTTTTTCTGTGATTGTATACATATCTCGTAGTTTTTAATTTTTAATCAAGTTTTCCTCGACATTCGACCGTCTGCCTCAACCACAAACCTTGCGTGTTTGTGAAACTTGGCAATGGTTCTATCGAGGTGTGCAAGCTGTTTAAGCTCTCCGTTGCATGTTCTTTTCGCCGCTTCGTGGGTGCCAATAATACTATATCCGGCCAAGCCCAATGTGGCCAACGTACCCGCTATTAAAATAATCTCTGCAATAATCATGTTATTTTTTCCCTATCCTCTCTTTTATCACCGTCGACGTTTCAATGAGCTTGTCGACCTTTGCCACAAACTCGTCCCATATCCATTTTGGCACGGTATTTTTCATGGTGTAGTGCCATTGATACACCACAACGCCGGAAAGTATAACCACCAACGTTGCCAGTAACGCGATTGTTGGGTTTGGGTTTGTTGCTAATGTTGAGAATAAGTCCATGCTACTAAATAAAGGATACTTCGTTAATGTTTGCTACTAACGAGAAGCCGTCGGCACCGTCACCCCCTGTTTTCGCGCCGGCCGTACTGCTCGACGTTCCGTTGCTTCCCGCATTACCGGCCGAGCCACCGCCGGCGCCACCGGATATTGTGTTTGCGTTATTCCCGCCGTCCCTATTTCCACCAGTTCCACCACTGATTGTTATGGTTCCGATATCTGACGTAATCGACTTAACTAAAGCGAGGAAAAATCCCCCGGCGCCGCCACCACCACCAGCGCCTTGTCTGTTAGAGGTATCGTCTGTTGTTCCGTCTGCGCCGTCCTCGCCGGCAACTGAAATGCCACTTGCGGTTGTAAAGTCCCATGCACCGCCGCACTCTATAATCAAACAACCGCCGCCACGCCCACCTTCACCACCAACCGAGCCGGAAGCACCAACCGACCCGCTATAACATGCACCGGCGCCACCGCCGGCGCCAACAAACGCATGGTAATACCTCAAAATTGTTTCCTCTACCGAAGGAAAGGCGATTGCACTTGAAGCCGCGCCGGCCGTACTGCTTGAGGTGCCGTTTCCACCGCTTCCCGCTTCTGTCTTTATTAAACTACCGCGCCCAACTGTTCCCGAGCCGCCACCTTGCGAACCGCCCGAGTTGTTACAAGTCGGTGAGCTTCCACCTGTTGCCCCCATTGCTGACATATCAATCATAGGCGCGGTGCTTGCGGTTAATGTTACGTCACCTTGTGACTTCAAAATAACAATTGTGCCGTTTGCGTGTGGGTTTGAAAATGCGAGTTTCCCGGTGCTTGTTATTGAAATTGAGGTGTAGTTTTTTACAACAACGCGTGCATTTGCGCAATCAATTGTTGTTGTACCGCTTGATATAGAAAGCGCACCGTCCGAGCCGTCGCCACCAAAATGGAAAAATGACGGGTCCAACTTTCCGTCTGCCGACAATTTCACTCCTTTGCCCGAGTGTGTCGTACCACTCGACGCGTCTATAAAGTCACTTGCTAAAATGTCGTCACCTGCTGTAATTGCCATAATTTTATTTTACATTAACGCCTTTCAAAACGATGCGGTCTTTCAACCACGCCGGCGGTGTTGGTAAATCTGCGTCGCTTACACTGTCGACCTTTCTTAAAGCGACGTCCTTAACCAATGCGCCCGGTGCTCTAAAGGTTTTTGTTTTTCCCTTATACAAAACACTCTTTACCGGATACTCGCGGTCAAGCGCATTAAGAAACTTGAAAAGGTAAATGTGCGCCGGCATACCGCCTACTTCCGGGTCGTACTCAAATGTTATTCTCACTGTGACGTCTTGCTTTGCCATATTACGTGATTGTATAAGTACAACTTACGGTCATACTCTCGCTTGCGCTTTTAACCCAACCGCCGGTGAGCGCGTGTGTCCACATTTGCCCTGTGTTTGCGGTTGCTGTTCCGTCAATGAAAGTTCCAAACTCTTGATACGTTCCGTTTGTATCTGCCTTGCTATAAAAGAAGTCGATAAACGCTTGGTTGTTTGTGTCGCTTGCCGAAGCAACCACTTTTCTAAATACTTCTGTCGTAAGTTGCGTGTCGCCGTTTGCCGGCGTGGTTACGCCCGTACCAAGCGCACCATAGTTGATTATTCCTGTATATGTGGTGTCGTTTGCTAGTCGTTGAGCAACAACCGCCCTTCCGGCCGTTACGATAATGTTTTCAACCTTGTACTCGCGCACCAAAAATAGTTCGCGCATTTGCTTTACGAGCGCCAAGTATTTTTCTCGGTACCCTTCAAAGCGTGGTCCGTTAATGAGTGCCAAAATGCGTTTCTCGAGCGCATTTGCCTCTGGGCTTGTGGTGTCGTAAAGCGACACGTGCATTTCCCCCTTGATTGTCATTTTGTCGTTGATAGTTGCTTGTTGCATATTGCTTAAATTATACCATTTATCCGTAAGTTTAATCTATCCCCATTCGCTCGCGTTCCACACCCCTTGAGGTACGCCGCCGGCGCCGTACTGAAATGGTGGCGTATTATTTACCCTCGCAATAAGTTCCGCAATGCTTACGCTTTCGCTAATCTCAAACAATAGGGCATTTCTTGTAATTGTTTCTGCCACCGTCACGCTTTCCGTAATTGCTTTAATAGTGTCGACTTCCTCGGTCGCAAACACGTTTTCCTCTTTTCCGGCCAAACTTTCGAGAAAAGCAACACTATTAAGTAGTCGACCCCCGAAGCGCACTTGGTAGTGATACTCAATGTTTGTGCCGTCCTCTGCAAGTGTAGTCACGACTTCTTGTATTTGATATTTGGTGTCGGTATTTATTCCCCATGCCGGCGAGTTCACTGTTAATTCTTGCCCCGGTACAAAGTAGCTTCCGGCCCCGAGTAATCCTGTTCGTGTGGTGAAAACACCGTTAACGAGTGGGTCTGCATATTCGGCCAACTCTTTAAGCGCACGTTGTCGTGCTTCTGCCTTTGACTTAATCGAGCTTTCAAAGATAGTGTACTCATGTATCCCGTCACCACCCTCAAGCGCTTTAATTGCACCGATACTCGTTGCGTCTTGTAAAAGCACAATCACCGGCACTTCGTATTTGTATGAAACTTCAATGTCCGTTCCGGCTGTCGGCGTTGGGTCTGCCACCACTACGCGCACGTATTTTTCCGCTTTGTTAAACATGTAGTCGTTTCCGGTTTCCTCGTCCGTTGGGTCCTCGCCAAAGTTTTGTGCAACGGTATTTTCTTTAATGTGTTGTACTTGCGTCGGCTTCTCGCGCAAAATCCATTCCCGGGCTACACCGTCGGCCTCAATCGTCTGCGAGAAAAACGCGCTTGTTTCCTCTTTTCCACCCTTAACCACAATCGAGTTTCGTACTTGTGAAAGGTCTGCGTCAATACTCAAGCTCATGTGATTGTTTGAGCTATCGGTTATTGTTTCCGGTGCTGACGCCGCTTTTTTGGGCTTAAAGTTTATGTCCTTTTGGTAGTCAACCCACCACTCGTAACCGGTAATTTTTGCCAATTTTTCAAAGGCCTTTCTCAAAGGTATGTGGTTGAAACTTACTGTGTCTATCGTCGGCCCTGTATCAACGCCGGTTGTCGTGAGGCCATATCCACTATCGACGTATGTGCTTATAAGGTCTGTAACAATGGCATTGAGTGTTTGACTTGTGTAAACTTTTTGCGCGTTTTTATTTATCAAAATGTATGTGTAGTCGGTTGCCTCAACCCTGTACACAATCAAGTCACCTTTCCCAATCTCTACCGGTTCGACACGGCTAATGAAACCGCCAAAAAGAAAACGTGCGCCGTCCTTAAAAACAATTTCTTTTCCTTCCTCTGGTGCGCTTTGTGCTGACTTTTTGTTAATCTCGAGCGACATTGTGTTGCCACGGTTTTGCAACGTTTCTGTGATTTTCGCCGTGTTCGTTTTGTACTGCGGAAGGAAGTTTGCCCCGCCAATAGTAAGAGTTAACGCCATGAGCTTATGCGCTTATTTTGTGGTTTACCATGAGTGGCCTAAAGTATTCGTCAAGCATGCGTCGCATGCGTCGCTCGTCGTCCTCGTTGGTAAACTTTGGATTGTTAATAACCACGCTAAACGTGTTGCCCCCGCCGTTCGACCCCTTGCCGGCGGGTATGATTTGCTCTTGTCCGTGTGCAATTATCGGTTGTGGTGTTCCTCTTGGACCGGGTACCGTACCGCCATGCTCAAACCCGAGTATGCTTTTTCCTCGAGAAAGTGCATTGCTAAAGAAGTTGCCAACCGAAGCACCGGCGCTCGATACGGCCTGTATCGGCTTATTGAGTAGTGCCTTAAGCCGATTGTACATGTCGATTGCTTTTTGTATTTTGTCAATAATGAAATCAACCACCGAAGCAAAGGCGTCTTTAACCGGTTGCCAAAGGTCAACGAAAAAGTCCGCTATTGCTGACCACACCACCAACCATATTTCTTTGATTTTGTTTAAGAAACCACTTATTGCTGTAACCAGTGATTGAAAAGCACCGCCAACAACTGACGAAATTACCTCGATAATTTCCGAAACTTTGTTGCTGAAAGCGTCCCATGCTTCGCGCCACACCTCAATCATTTTTGTAAGGTTCTCTTGCCAGTTTGGAAACAACCAATCAAGGAAGGTTGCGACTATACCCACAATAAGCGCGAGCGCTGTTTTAAGTATCGTTACATGAAGGTTAACCCACGCTTTCAAAAACTCTATAAAGAAATCGAAAGCCGCCTTAATGCCGTCTACAACAAAGCTGATTTTGTCCAACACCCAATCCCATACTTGGCCGGCCGCCCATTTGATAGTGTCCCAATTCTTAATGAGCTTGAGGCCAATAAAGATAAGGCCACCAATAATTGCAATCACAATTCCAATTGGCCCCGTCATTATTGTAAATGCCGCGCCAATTGCCGGTGCCGCCAATACCAGTTGCCCGAGTATGAAAAGTACCGGTCCTAGTGCGGCCAAAAGTGCCGCGCCAACCAATACAAACTTTTGCCCCTTTGGTGATAGCTTACCAAACCAATCTGCCAATTTTCCGGCCGCAACTGCCACTTTTTCCATGAGGTCTTTTACCGCCGGCATAATCGCCGTGCCTAGCTCAATCATTGCGACGTTCAACTTGTTTTTCATTTCTTGCCACAATGCGTTGAAGGTTGCCTTTTGTGCTTCAAACGCCGCGTCCATAGCATTTGACCCTTCCGTAATGTCTGCCATTGTCGCGTTAAATGCGTCCGCTTGGTTTCCGGTAAGGGCGAGAATAGCACCCAAGCCCTCTACTGACCCGGCCGCCTTTGCAAGCTGTTCCTCGTTTCCGGCTGACGCTTCCTTGAGCCGATTAAACGCTTGTACCATACCGCCACTCTCGGCAATAAGTTGCTTCATTGACTTAACGCCCAATTTCTCGAAAAGGTCGCTTGCTTCTTTTGTCGGCTTGAGTAGGGAAGCCATAGCCGCGCGGATTTGCTGTTGCGCAACGGACGTTTTCAAACCGGACGTTGTAAGTGCGGCTGTTGCGGCTTGTAGTTCCTCAAAGCTCACGCCCATTTCTGCGGCTACCGGTGCAACCATACCGAAACTTTGTGCCAACTCTGCAACGGTCGTCTTACCGTTCTTTACGGTCTTAAAGATAACGTCTGCAATTTCGTTTGCCTTGTCTGCCTCGAGGCCAAACGCGTTAATGGCCGACGTCATAAGGTCGGCCGCTTCACTTGTTTGACCCAAACCGGCAACGGCAAGTTTTCCCGATTGCTCGAGTACGTTTAACGCTTGGCTTGCGTCGCTTATTCCGGCCGACACGATTTGATATGCGGCCGCCCCGAGTTCGTCGCCCGACTTCGGTACCGTTTTCATTACTTCCTTAAGGCCGGTTTCAAACTTGGCCATGCTTTCGGTACCGGCACCAACCAACGTTGAAAGGTCGCCCAATGACTTTTCAAAATCACCGGCCGCCTTAACGGAAGCAACGCCAAGTGCTGTAATTGGCGCTGTCAAACCCACCGTCAATGATTTGCCGGCGTTTTTTAATCCTTGCCCTGTTCTCTTAACTTTGCTTTCAAGCTCTGTAAAAACCTTGCTCGCTTCGTCCTTGGCGCGGATAACTATTTGCAATGTTTGGTCGTCGTTGAAAAATGCCATAGTACTTATATTTTACCACCGGCTTGCCTTTTTGCCTTGGCTTGTTCTCGCTCGGCTTTCATGGCGTCAATTTTCATGCCCTCAATAATGAGGTCAACAAACCAAACCGGCTGTGCAAGGTACGTGTAGTAGTCCCACTTAAATTGACGGCATATTTCGACAATCACCATGTCGCCGGACAACTTGCCGTCAACGTAATCGGCGATTGCCTTTAGTTGCCGGCGTCCTCTTTTTTTGGCTCTGTGAGTTCCTTAACGTAGTCAAGTACTTCCTCGCTTTCTTTTGCGGGCAAGTCAAGCACCGCGTCAACGACGTTTTCGGTTTTACCGTCAACCGAAACTACAACGGCCTTAATCTGCATGTCTTGTCTTTCGGCAAGCATGCTTCCTTTGAAGCCGCTAATTTTCTGTTGGTCGCCCTCTTGGCTCATTTCGAGTTTGTCCATCATGGCGCCCTCGATTGCGCGAAGTTCGCGGCCGGTAACGTAAGTGTGGACCACAACAACGTGGCTTCCCACTTTAATTTCTTTTGTTTCTCTTGTTTGTTCGCTCATGGTTTTTTATTTTTTATTTTTAATAGTTGGTTCCGTTTGCTTCGTTTGTCACGATAACGGTTACTTCTTTGTCGGTTGCTTCGTACTCAACTTCAAACTCTTGGTTAAGTACCAAAAGCCCGTCAATGTTGTACTCAACCGGTGGGCTTGTAAGCACCAATCGGCCAAGCCGTATGCTTACTTCCTCGGTTTCTGCAACTCCAATGCTTGCCCCGGTGAAGGAAACAACCATTGCGTTTTTTGTGTTTGCTTTGTACTTCGCAAGCTCGGTCGTATCCTCAAAGTGTAGCGAGTATGAGCCGGTAATTTGCATTGGTCCTGCGATAAGGCCACCGCTTGTTACTGTGTTTGCGCCACTCAAAAATGCTTCGTCGAGTTGGACATTGTTTGCAATGTTCAAGCTAAAGCTCTTAAGTGGTGTTGCGCTTCCCGAAATTGCGTTTGCAACCGTGGTACCAAACTTCGCTGTGTAGTTGTGGTACGCCATTTCTGTTTCGGTCGTGTAGCTTTCTGTAATCGTATCCGTTCCCGGAAACTGTCCGATAAGCTCGGCCGTAATTGTTGCGTATCCGTCTGACACTTCGACGTTTAAGCTGTCAACAACAACGTTGGTGTATTGTGTTGTTTCAACTGCGCCTTGCTCAACTGTGAGCGTCGCTGTTTTCATTGACGCGTTCGCGTTTTGCACGGTAATCGTGTGTTCCCACACGGCCGTTTCACCACTCGCAAGTGCTGTTGCAACACTACCAAGCGCCATTCCAAAAAGGTAAGGCGCGTTTTCTACGTTGAGAATTGCACCCAATGACCCTTGCGCGTATTTGCGCCGTATCATTGAGTTTGACGCCATGTTTCTTATACCCCTTGCGGAGTTAAACATAGCTTTCTCGGACACCGCTTGCATGCTAAATGCACTCCAAGGTAAAAAGATTGTTTCGGCAACTGCCGTTCCGGCTGTCGCTTCAATTCCCAATCCTATATTTACTTGTCGTCCGCCTGTTTTTACCATGGTAATTTATTGCTTAAATTGATAATTATTTTTTCTCGTCCTCTTTTTCGTCCTTCTCGTCTTTCTTTGAGGACGTTGTGCTTTTCGACCTTGAAGCACCGCCGCCGACTTCCTCAATTTCCGGGTGTGCCAAAACGGCTTCTTGTGCTTCCTTGCCTTCCGGCAATTCTCTTTCCTCACCGGCGGTTATTCCCCAACCAAGTGAGGGAAAGCTAATTGATTTTTTACTTGTTACTTTTGTCATGGTTTAATTTTATCTTATTTGGGTAAAGTGTGCCACAAACTCAATTTGTGCCTCAACCGCCCACGCCTCGACCTCTCTTTTTCCTACTGTAAGCCCGTAATCCACCCTTGTTATGCTTTCCAAGTCCGTACGTAGGTTGTTTGTGACGTCAACGTGTACATTGTTCCTCAAGATATGTAAAAGGGATTTGTCCTTGAGCTTAAGGGTGGTTT